CTTGTAGCCCGCTGCCAGCATGGGTATGTCATCGTATGTGGCCGTGAGCCCGCGCATGTGATCAAAGTGCCTCAGCAACAATGTTTTGGTAAATCCCATCAGCGTGATCTCCATGTGGTCCCAGTGCCGCATGTTTTGGATCACATATTCGTAGTGATCGTAATTGAGATTATGTGTCTTGAGATTATCCAGCTTCCTGTAATTTTCCTGTGCCAAATTTTATCTCTGTGGTTAAACTTAATATGGTGACCGGCAAAGCCTGATCGCTCGTGATGGTGACCTGTGGTGTCCTAGACCAACCGCTCACACGCATCCTCTTCTGTCCCGTGAATGGTGTTATGGCCTGATTTAGCAACGCTGCATCCAGTGATTGGAATGGTATGGTGATGCCATCGATCTTGCATGCCTCGCTCTCATGAAATTGTATCTCGCACATGACCTTCCTCACCCGCTCTCCCAGTGTGCTTAGATTGGCCGATGCCACCTGCACCGGTAGTGTTTTCATGGTAGAAGTGTATCCATACCCTATCTGTGTGTCACTGCTGGTCCTGGTCAGTGTAAAACTGCCTGCCGCGTTGACTGTGACATCAGGATGCACCAAACCATCTGCCACCACTTGCACTGTCTTGCCTTCCAATCCCACGGCACCAGTGAAACTGGATCCTGATATGTTGGTGGTGTGGTAACCATCTAGGTACACTGCATCTTCCGTCAATCTCTCTAAAAATAATCCTGCATTCTGTGTGCTGCCGTCGTTGTCATATCTCTTTACCAATGCGTATAATTTGTCATCGATCACACCGATGTCCTTGAAGAATCCGTTGGTGCTCCACAGCATCCAACCCACCACTGAGTATTCCGTGTTGATACCCAGCACTCCCAGCGTGCCATCACCGTTTACGATGAACACAAAGTTGTTGTTGATGTTGTCGTAATTTTTTAGATATGCACCCTGCGTGGCTCCACTCAATATGTCATGATGGACCAGTGAATAGTTTTTTGCGGAATAGGCATCCGTGTTGAAGTTGTACACGAAAGCACGCAATTGCTTGCCACCCTTCTGCACGAACAGCACCTCGTTGTCCACCACCTTGGGTTCCGTCTTGCCTGCTGCCGTGCCGTATCTGGTCTGCTCCCGCACGGTAACATTGCTTGGTGTGACCGGCTCACCCGAAAGGTCAAACTCACCATCCGATGTGAAGATGAACAAGCTCTGCTGGCTGACCAAGTGACGTATCAAATTTACCTTGTTGGATGCGACGGTAAATTGCAGTGCAGCATCATCGGTGACCTCTCCCGTGATGTTGGTCGTGGTGACACCACCCACTGTGGTATCTGTAACTATTCTTGTGTAGGAATCAAAATTAAAAAAATCTCCCGACTGTGATCCAAATATGGTCTGTGGTTTGTCCCTGCTGCCACCAAATATCAATCTGTTCTGATGGAATGACACGGTGCGAGGAAATCCCCCACCCAATGTCGCGGCCAAGTTGCTGAATGCGGTGATCTCCCATTCATGCCCCTCTGCAATGGCAAGGTCCACTAATTCATAAACAACGGTGCCTGCTGCCACTGTATCACTAGTGATGCTGTTGATTTTCACTTGTCCACCATTGATGTTGACATACATACCCACGTGCCCATTTGGAAAAGGTTGGTCGATCCAGCGGTATGTGCCACCGGCCAAAGTTAAATTACATGAAGAAGTTTTAGACGAGGGTTCTAGTGTTGCATCAAAATCAAAATTGGCCATGGGGTAATGATTAAACTCTAGATATCCCGCTGTCCAGTCAGTGGTAGCGCTGCCCCTGATCAATGTGACTGGTCGCATGTCTGGATGCACAAATATCATGACGTCAAAGCTCTGCGTGAATCGCACGTCCTCAATCATGCTGGTGGTGATCGGGAACTCGTTGCCACCGGATCCGTTTGTGATCACGGCAATCCTCACATCATTGTAGAAGATGTGCATCTTGGCTTCTGTGGCCGCAACGGTGTCCTTGGGTTCTAATATGATCACATACTCCTGTGCATCTGAAAACTGGAAAGGTATGATCCTGCTCTTGTCGTGGAATCCCACAGTGGTCAATGCAGTGCTGCCATCTGGTATGGTGGATGAATCTGGATTGGCCGATATGAATTTAAAACCCTTCCTCTTGGCTATGCCTCCCTGTGGCAGGCAGATAAAATTTTCGCAGGTTTCTAGTCCGGCCTTGTAGATGGGTGTTTCACCTCTACCAAACAAGTATGGTCCTACCTGTCCTTGGGTGAAGTTATTTTGTGTAAACTTCCTTGTGGCCATTAGTTACTGTGTCGCAATGTACCTGAAGATAACGGATCCGTGCCAAGATGAGCTTCTATCAATCTGCCCATAGGCATGATGTTGGTAGGTGGCTGTTCTTGACCATCCGCAATCCTTGCGGCCCTTAATTTAAATTGAAAATCATTTGATAATCTATCTGTGAGAGTACCAATGCCCGTGATGGCCTCATTGATCTCATAGGCCAATTTTGATACCAATGCTTCTGTGAAGAACACTGGAAAATATTGCTCGTCCGTGTCTTCCACATATTCTAAATATAGGGGATCAGTATTGGAATAGATCTTTTGTCCTTCCACGTTGTAATCAATCACACCAATACCATTTTCATCAAACACTCCCTTGATCCTTATGATGTCTCCCGGTAATGAATGTGCCTTGGTGTAACTGGCATCCGTGGGTGTTTCTGCCAATAAATTTAATATCTGTTTTTTGCCGGCAAAGTTCCAAAATGTGTAATACATCAGACCTTTTTTTACAGTTTCATACATGGTGCTGCACACATTGGCCTCGTGTGTGCCTTCTGTGAATGATGCGATTGTGGTAGCACCGCATTTGGTAAGGGCCTTGTTTGCTATGCTTACTTGTGTTTCTACGGTCATTGGATTCCTTTCGTTTATTTATACATAAAAAAAAAGACAGGCCCCCTTGCGAAGGCCTGCCTCTCGTGTGATTACCGATTACTCAGTAACTTGTATTTCTACCACACCGTCTTCGTCGATCACTACAGATCCACCGGACATTGTGCCCAGAACGATTGTACTTGCCTTTTGTGGCACGTAGTCGATCCTAGTCGTGATGTCTTGCGCAAGCGCTAAACCAATTGATTCTTTTTGGAAAGCATAACACTTTCTCACTACTGAATCAGCGGTCAACAAGTTGCTGACTACAATCCTAAATCCAAAGATAGAAGGAATGTAACCTGTGGCCAGAGCGATGTTGGATAACTGTCCATCAGCTGCTGCCACTAGAGTGGTGTCAGTTAATAGGTCAGTCAATGCCGCTGGAGAGATCAAAAGCACCCTGTCATTGGTTGGCACGTCCAGAGCGTTCAACGCTTGGTGCACTTCCAATAGAGCTGCCTTGTTCAATCCATTAGCACCCTGTGCTGTGGTCTTGATGTTGGTTGGTGTAGATGTGTCAAAAGCACCAATGATCTCTTGATCCACTGCTCTCGCTAACGCACCTGCGATAGATTGAGCGAATGTAGATCTCAAGTCAATGTTGGTCTTGAACTGATCTAGATCATCGATGTACTCCGCTGAATGGAAATTGTTCAGGGTCGCTGTTACGATCGAGTTCTGAGCAGTTCCACCAGTGTATGCACCCGGTGCTGTTAAAGATTTTGAAGTGTCGGACATTGCTGTCAAGTCTTCAAATCTTGCCTTGTTTTTTATAGATCCACCTTTTGATAATTTGTGGAACTTGTAAGTCGATCCTGTAACGTTTCTTACAACTCTTACTGAATCAACTAATTTTGATGTCATTTGCTGATATGCTTGTTTGACATCATCGCTAAACATCGTGACAAACGAATTTGACAACGACGTTCCTGCATCTCCTACTAGAGCCATGTTAATGGTTCCTTTCGTGTTAGTTGTTTGTTATAATAAACGCTGGGAATTGTGTTTGTGTTTTTGGGGTCCTGGGATTGTCCCTACTCACCGCAAACGTTCTTTGCTTGCCAATTGTAAATGCTGGCCTCACTGCATGTGCCACATGC